AGACGTGTGCTCTTCCGATCTGGTTCTCCTGTTATCTGCGACCAGCACTCAGGTCCGTACCCTCTGGCCATACTCTCCGGATCCGTCAACTTCTTACCGCATTTCTGGCATTTCGTGAACATTTTACACCTCCAGACCGTTTTTCGGACATATATGGCAATCATTATTCGCTGCTCCAAAGCATCCATTGCACCTGTCCTTTTCCTCAATGTTTTCCCAGAAAACACAAGTATCGTCCAGATTTCTGAAATCTCCTCTGTGTTCACTATCCCCATTGCAGCATACGCCTTCAAACTCCGCATACCATTTACAGGTACAGCAGTATTTCTTTTCTTCGCTTCTTATGCAATCATCCAAAACATCCATCACTCTCCACTTTTAATATGCTTTTTTTGCCTCGCTCAAACTTGCCATTCTCCGTTTTCCCAAATCATCAAAGAAAGTCTCGTTCGCATTAGTCACTTTATAGCATGGTTCTGCTCCAAAGAATACGATATAGGAATCCGTTAGAAGCTCATGCATCACTGTTGTGTATTCCTTTGTCATTGCACATCCTCCAATAGCTGGACTTCCATCTTTCAAAACATCAAAGCCGGTGCATGTACTTCCCCACATCTGAGAAAAAACAATAGCTTCAAACTCCACCGATCTATACTTATTTTCTTTTCGCTTTTTATCTACCTCTTCTGTGAACTCACTATCCTTTGACAACATAACTCTTGCTTTAAATTCCAAAAGTTCCAAATTTGGATATTTCGCATGCATTAAACTCATCTGTCATTTTCCTCCTTCATCCGTTCTTCGAGTATCTCCAAGTTTCTCATAGCAATATGTATCTCTTCCGGTGTCAATCCGGTGTTCTCATATTCAGCCAGTCTTTCAACAAGATCTGCTTTACTTCTCCCGGACCAGTATCCTGTACTCAGTCCGTTTGCAAGTTTATGTGTTAATCTCTTCATTTTTCCCTCCAGAATCTGATTTTTCTGATTTCTTTTTACCGTTTCCACCGTATTTGACAGCCAATGCCATTGCATCCTCGCCAATATCATCATTGCTATTCTTTCCGTTCATCTTCTTCTGGCATCTTTCGTAGGCTTTTTCATAGTTGTAACCTATTTGACCGGATAATCTGTAAGCCATTTTTGAAAACTTCTCCCTGTAATAATCCCAGGTCGTACCTTCTTTATCCGCAATCAGTTTCAAATAATCCTTCAGTACGCAGATTATCAAAACCATATCTCCGTATGAACATGAAACTGTAAAGTCGCTTAACGTCTTTATGTTTATGCACTTTTCAATCAAAACCTGCTTATCCGCATTATCCGCTATCTCTTTCTCCACTTCATCCAAGAAAGAAAACAAGAACAAAAGACGTTCATCCATCCTATCTACCTCCAAGAAACGTATTAAGCATTTTCTCCTTCCATTCAGGAATATTCTCTTTACTGATTCTATCGAATTGTCGATTCAGCTTGTAATTTATTTCCTCAGAAACCTTTTCCGCTGATTCATGTTGCATAATCAGCTGCATAAGCATTATGAATACATCAGCCACCTCCGACCATGTGTTATCGGTCAGAAAGACAAGATCTTCATAATCAAATGGATTCGGTGCTTTTTCCAACTCATCCAGAAGTTCTCTCAATTCTTTCTTCGCCTTTGAAAGCTGGCTTCTTTTGCTGTAATAGACCGAAAGCGTCCTGATTCTTTCCAATGATGGATCATCCAGTATTTTGTATTTCTCAACAGGTTTCATGTCACTCATTTTCTATACTCCTCCTACCTGTATTCTTTTCCTGTATGCTTGTCCTTCAAAACGATTCTTCCGACAACCTCAAATCCGGCAAGCTCAGCAGTCTGTTTCATAATCGGTATGAGGTTACTGATAACAGAAAGCCGATCCGCTTCTCTCTTATGTTCTTCTCTCCGAATATTCCCAAATGCAGCACCCGGCGTCGGATCCTGATATCCTTCTATGTTTTTCATCCGTTTTTACTACCTCCAAAAATTCTACAATTCTTCAAACACTTTCCCGTTCCAAGCTGCATTATCACAACACCATTCGCCGGATCCAGGGAAATACTTTCTGCACCTCGCATCCGGATTATTATCCTGTATACAAAATTCACATTTGCTGCCATATCTGTCTGTCATCAAATCTTTGATTACTGATTTTGCACGTTCCAGTTCCTCAACAATGTCTCCATTTTCTTCTTTACACTGTCGATCCACAGTATCATTCCACCAGTCCTCGAACATTTTTCTGGGGTTTTTGTATTGCTCATCGAATTCTTTTCCATTACGATCTTTCCACGTCCTAACGCATTCTGCACAGTAGAACGCTCCTGTTGCACGATATCCGCCCTCATACATTGCTTCAGAAGCTCCATGATGATTACTTATCAAAATCCTCTTACCGCAATTACTGCACTGGCATTCTATATTGTTCATTTTCTATTTCTCCTTTTTGCTTTATTTTGTGAAGACTTTAGTTTGGCTATGTTAATGGCAGTTTCCTTGAATTCCCCATTGTAATTACATAATCCCGTTTTGTTCAAAGTAGCAAGCGTTCCCCTGTCAACAAGGATAAGGTTTTCGATATTCGTATTTGTCTTATCGTTATCTCTGAAGATAACCACATATCCTTTTGGAATTTTCCCATTAACAGACTCCCATACAACCCTATGTTTTAATTTCCACTTATTAGGCTCTTCCACCTTTACTTCTATATATCCGTCTTTATTTATTCTCTCACTTCCTACCGTCCTATGGTTCTTCGGAATATTGCCCTTTTTAAACCAGGTTTTCTCGCATCCAGACGCGCAAATTCCCTTTTTCCCTTTGTTATTTGGTATATGTCCTTTTTCAAAATGACCTGTTCTTCCAGTATTCAATTTATGATTACCGATATACGAATTAACTTGATCAATCGTGATATTCCATCCGAACCTATCAACAAAGGCTTTTTGGATTTCTCTGTAACTATGTCCAGGAACATACTCTTGCATAAACGTTTTCTCTTCATCTGTGTATCGATGTCCGTACATCATTCCCAGTCCTCCATCTTTTTTATTCTTTTTTGCAGATTACGCACCGTTTCTTTCAAGTCCTCATTCTCTTTCAGCAGTCATTTACTTGTAACTCCTATCATCGGAAGTTCAACCTGATCCCCTTTTCCATATTCATCTAAATGCTTTTTTGCCTGTAATGCTAATTATCCATTTTCAATTATTGTTTTTGCAACTTTCTGAACAGCCTCACTTCTTTTTATCTCCTTATCTAACTGTTCTTCTGACAAATCATCGTCATTCAGGCGTTCGATTGCCTCAAACAAATAATTATTCAGATCATTTAATGTATTTTTCAAAATATCGCCTCCTAATTATGCGTATCATTAAAATTTTCAATCGCCCATTTGTTCCCGGTAGATCTAACTGCATTCCTTACTCTTTCCTGCGGTGGAATCCCTTTTCTTTTATCCTCCTGCGGTTTATTTTTTACCGCAGGAGTTACCTTTCCTTTCTCAGCCATTTATGCCTCCTTCAGACGAACCGGAAGAACCAGTGCTTTCATGTCTGAATCCTCTGCTTCGACGACCATAGGATTTACCGGCCGTGTGAGATTCAGAGTGATATTGTCACAGGTAAAAGCCTTTATGGTTTCAAGAACCAGACGGGAATCGAATCCAATCTTTATTGGATCTTTGATTTTCTCCTGAAGAGTAACTTTCTCCTGATAATTTGCAATGTTATCCCTGATGCTTACGGTGATTTCATTTTCAGATATATCAAAAACAGCCGGGCTCTTTTCATCCGTACACATCTTTGCCCTTGTCATTGCTCCGACCAGATCACTCTTTCCTACGATTGTGTAGTTGTCACTCTCGCAGAACATCTGCTTATACGGAAGATACTTGCCTTCCAGAAGCCTTGTGTATATCACATATCCGTCTGTTCGGAAGATCGCACTATTGGCACTATATGATACGTTCACATCATCATCCATTCCCATAGACAGGAGTTTTTTCGCCGCTGCTTTCGGCACAATGATTTTCAGATCTGCAATTCCATCAGCCTTAATTCTGTCCCATGCGAGGACGTGGCCGTCAGTCGCAACCAAATTTATGTATCTGTCACACCATTCCAGATAAATTCCTTCCAGCATAGGCTTAGACGGCTCCTTCTCTGCAGCTGCGTAGATAACATGGGAAATAGCCTCCATGAAGCTCTTGCCAGGAAGAGTAAGCTCCTCTCCCGATTCCATATCCGTCTTGCTGTAGATAAAGTTCTCGACCGGGAAGGACTGATAGCTGTTCTTGATTTTCTCCATTTTGATTGTTACGACATTCTTATCATCATGGAGCAGTTCCACATCTCCCTCCGGAAGATTCTTGATAAGGTCAAAAGCTTTCATCGGAATTATAAAGGATTCCCCTTCTGCGTCCTCGCATTTGACCTGTATCGTTATTTCTCCATTTGCGGCGATTAAATACCCTTCTTTTACCAAAACGCCTCCCAGAGCAGGATGTACAGTATTTTTCTGTACTACGCTTTTCAGCTTGTCGATAATCCTCACCAGTTCATACTTTTTTACTTTCATGATTCCTCTCTTTCCCGGAGTTCCAGACCATCAAGAAATTTGACAACTCCGTTGCTATACTTGATTTTGTACTGTTCCAAATTGCTTTCATCCATGTACTTATGTCCGAAGATCTTCTTCATATCCCGGAATACATCCCACGGTACCCGATAGTAATTTTCAAACCCTATCGAAACCACAACGAAACATACAGCTCCCATTTTTCTATACCGTTCAAAGCACCTCTCCTGCTCCTCTGTTATGACATCTCTCTGGATCCTGTCCTTGTCTGCTCAAAATAATCTCCGACTGCTCTGGATCGGCGACCAGCCATTACCCTGTTGTAATTAGATGTACCCATTTTCATCCGCCACCTTTATCAGTTTGCTGATTGTCACAGCTCCAACTCCCGGAATCTTCGCAGATTTGATGTAATCAATAAACTCTTTGACTCCGGTTCCTTTCCCGGCAGATGCTTTTCCGCGGTTAAATCCTTCGCTGTCTGCTTTTGCCACACGGTCCTCCACATAATGCACCAGCTGCTCATCCGTCATCTTTCTCATTTTCACAGCCTTTTCATGGATAATGACCTCATCCTCTGTTCTTCTGCAATTTCTCTTACTTTTTCCCATATCTTTACTCCTTGATTTTATTTTTTTCTAATCCGTCAATGTCAGGAACACTTACCTCATGTTCTTCGCACCATGATACGAAACATGATTTGCACATGTGGGCAACGCAGCTTGTCTTCCCGCCTCTTCTTGCTCTGGCCGTAATAGATACCATGTCATTTTTCAGAAATTCTTTCCGGCACTCCACACAATTTCCCATCAGCCTTTTCAGGACCTTGTCGCTCTTCCGTCTTACCTGAAGATCTTTCGGAATATCCCTCCTCATGTTCTTCTCTTTCACAATGTCAACCAGGCTATCCTTCATAAATACCGGAATCCCCAATGTGTCGGCCTCAAGAACGATTGATTTTATCCATTCGAACTCAGGAACAACCATTCCTTTTCTTTTCCATGTCTCAGCACCGATGATTATCCAATCAGCTTTTCCGGCCAGTGCCGGCTTGATCCACTTCCCGGAATCTTCAAGCAATGGCTCTATGCAGATGAACTTCTTTTTCCCTTCCGGGAGAAATCCAGCTCTATACACATCATCCGCTTTCGTAATAGTTGTTCCGTAGTACATATTCGTTTCTTCCGGAAGATCTAAGTCCATGTACCTCTCAGGATTTATCGTAAGAAATAAATAGTTATTCTTCGGATGCTGTCTGCAGATATTGAATACATCATATATCCAGCTGTCAGGTACCCACTCCCCGAACATATCAGCCATGGCGCCGACCAGAATATTCTGTCCCATTTTCAGCTTGTCCAGCACTCCGTATCTGTATCTGTGCAGCGTAGGCTCAAATCCAAACGGATAAAGAACCTGCTGCCCCGTTTCATCGAGGAACGGTTCATCCAGAACATATACTCCATTTTCCATTCGGTATTTATCATGCTGCTTTATATTCATTTTCACATTACCGGAAAACCGCCTGCTCATCTGTCTTGCATAACAGTATTCACATTTGTACCGGCATCCGGTAATGATATTCAGCGTATGATCACAATACTCTATCTTTGAACGGTTCATATGTAGTTGCCTCCTCCTGTGCCGGCAATTTATCAAGGAGATTGCAAGCCTCCTCGACTGCCTCTTTCCTGAAATCAGAATAACTGTAATCGTCTTTTACTCTGATTAAGATTTCAACAATCTCTCCAATCTTCATTTATCATTCCTCCCAATACTCAACGGTGTATTCTGTCTGTCCGTTTTTCTTATCCTCCTGCCCAGGAACTGTCTGCCTGCCGATTCTTACAGAGTAACCAGCCTTCACAAGCAGTGTTGCGATCTGCAGTCTATCTTCCTCATTCCACTGAGCAGAACCCTTACGGATGCTCCTGATTATCTGTTTTGCCATTATCCGTACCTCCGCATTTCTTTCTCTTTATTCTCGTTTATGGTATCCTGCATTTTCTTCTCAAAGGCTTTTACAAACGCTTCTACCTCCGGTGGCATTCCACAGTTGTGAGAGCCTCTGCATTGGATAATATGGTTGTTATTCCACTCCATTGTGAAATACGGTTTGTCCGGTTCAGCAGACTTTCTGACGAAAAATATGTTTGTCTCTCCTCTGGCCACCCTGTCAACATATCCTCCAACGCAATGATGTAATGCAGCTCCCTCAGCTTTTATCTCATCAGCAGTCTTCGGTACTACAAGCAGGAGACCTTTTCCTTTTATCTGGAAAGCATCTTTACAATCTTTGTTCTCTTTAAAGATCTCCGACATAGCCTTTTTCGTCTGTTCCATACGCCTCTTTGCTTCTCGTTCCCTCCTTGCCTTTTCTTTCGCCGCCTGTCTGTCCATAAGTTCCTGATGCTCTTTTGCAGTACGATCATGCACTTTTTTGAAATTCTTCGGCATATAGATGAACATATTATCCAGGTCATATTTCAGATCTTTGCACCAGTTAAGATACTCCAGCCAGTCCTTAGCCATATTACGTTTTCTTTCAATACGTGGATCTTCTCGTTCCGTGTACTTCATATACGAATATTGCCAACATCCGCCCTGCTCTCCCATAGGATAATTCTCACATTCTTTCGTGATGTATTTCACGATTTTATGAAGTGTGGTTTTCCTGTTTGCCTGTTGCAATAGATCTGTATTGCACCCGAACGTCTCATAATACTCCTGAATCTGCTCCGGCTTGAACTGTAAGCCGATCTTCTGTGCCACCTGCAACAGCCGAAGTACATCGTGGTTTCCATCAACAGCCTGCAACACTCTTGTATTTACCTTTGTCAGTCCTAAAATCTCATATATGGTATTTCCTTTAACATTGACCTTACCGGTCTGATAACCACTGTATCGAGAATTGATAATGCCTTTTGCAATCTTATTGAGCCCCATTTTGCAGATCCATTCCATTTTCGGAAATTCCATATACTTTTCGATTGCATCCTCATACCTCATGGAAACTGTCGGAAGATTTGTTGAAAGCACTTCCAGAGCCGAGTATTTCATAGGCGTATGTTCCCACGCCTGCGGCAGATTTCCGGGATATAATATGCATTCCATGCAGGCGATCTTTCCCTGATCCGGACACCAGCGGCAATTTCCTCTCTGCTTATACACTCCCCACTCATAGGATTCGCATTTGGGTTTTCCTTTCGGGAACGTATAAATAGCTCTACTGTACTCCGAAACATACCTTTCGATTCTGCCTTTATTTATTAACATGTCCACATAGCTGTCGCTTCTCATTGATTGGTGTGCTTTGAAGTACCGGAAGACAAAACCGTCTTTCGTAGGATCCACATAAACAAACCACCGTTCATCTTGTGTCTGAGCAGGCATTCGTCCTTTTGCCTTAATGGTTACCCTGCTACCGCAGAACGGGCAGATTCCTTTCTCGTTATTCCGCAGACGGATGTTTTTTCTATCCACAATTCCGATTTCCTTGCAATGTGTGCATTCACATAATGCCTTACCTTTTTCCACTTCCTTGTAGATCAGGTATCGTGCGAAGCTCATTCCGGTATCCCATACCCAGTCGAAAAATTCTTTCGATGCCTCCTTTATCGGATTCATTACCGCGTCGATCTTGTCAGTCTCTTTTTTATGCTTTTCCGCCAGTCTTTTGTCCAAAACCCCTTGCTGAAATCTATGTATTTCTATCCATGGACTGTATTCATCATCAGGAACGGTGTAATCTCTGAAGAAACCCTTTACTATTTTTAACTCTTCATCAGATCTCATAAATACATTCAACCTATATGAGCTTTTATTCTCCTGATGATTCCACACATAATCCATTAGAGAAAAATTATACATTCCGGCAAATGAAGCTGTGAGCCATTTAGTCTTTGACGTTTTTAGATCCTGCGTGATATAATCATCGTGCGACAGAAATGTCCGGAAAGCTGCTTCTGTTTTTCCTTTCTTGAGGGCCTGAATCTCAAAGAAATTCAGAAGCAGTATTTTTTTGTCATCAATCAGCTCTGCTGTCACGATATGTCTCATTCCTCCAAGCCGATCTGCGACTTCCATCATTTCCGGAGTTGCGATCGGTCTTGGAATAGCAGATAATTTTCTCTTTTCCACATCCATCCCTCCTACAGCAGATCGAATAACGACATCTGACCTTCCGTTTCATTCTTCTTTGGAGCCTGCTTTTTGACTTCTTTCGCCGGTTTCGCATCAGGTGTCTTTTCCGGTGCCTTTTCTTTGGAAGGCTTCTGTTTTGAGATCTGTTGCTTACGCTTCTCAGCATCCTGCTTCTGCTGTTTTTTACGTTTCTCCTCCTCTTTTTTCTTCTTTTCCTCAATAGCCTTATCATCCAAATGGAAATAGTCTTCCGCCCATTCATAGACCACATCATCGCGGACCGCCGCACAATTTCCATCCCTCTGTTTTCTTGCCTGCTCATAGATATAAGCAAAACATTTCTCCCATGTTTTATGTGGCTGAAGAACATCAGATGACAATCCATCATCTTCCTCGCAGCGTTTCAGAAGATACTTAATAACCGGATCGGCGAAGTTTTTATCTTTAGCATCGTTCAGTTCCTTTTCCAGTTTTTCTTTCGCTCTCTGTTTTAATGGTTTCGCATTTTCCTCTTCTGCCTGCTTTATTTCCTCATCAGTCGGTGCCGGTAAGCCTTTTACCACATCTGCAAGCGACGCCGTTCCCATCGGAACTAAGTCCTCATCTTTTGTTTTCTTTTTATCTCCGGATGTGGCCGCTTCAAACGCTCCCCGTTCAATCGCTTCAATCGCTTTTCCCATAGGGCTTACAGGTTCATCATTCTCCGAATCCTCTTCCACATCGGAGATTGACGATTTATATTCCTTTTCCAGACGGTCATTGGTTACGTCAAACAACGTATCTCCTTTTTCGTCATAGAATACCGTGATAGAATCTCTTCTCAAGATCTGGTATTTCTTATCTCGAATCGTCAGTTCGCACTGTTTATTCTCGCTTTCATATCCAGTCTCAAGATACTTTCCGACAACCTCATTCCACGGCCACCCGTAGGTATTGTCATCTTTCTGCTCCAAAGTGAAATGTTTTATCTCTGCTCCCATTGCATTTCCTCCTTCTTTTCAAAATCAAAAAACATATAGTAATGCTCTTTTTCTATAGTCTGTTTCGTATCTGCAGATCCTCCTAAACTTCCAAGCGAATGAAATAACCGCCTCCACGCCCATACATTTGATTGAAACATCGGCGTGATCCACAGCTCCTGCCCTTCCATTTCCTGAGGGAATAAAACGTGTCCAACAAGTGGATTCGTTATGGTATTGCCTATGCAGATATAACCGGCACACCCAAGAAGCGAAAGTTGTATGTAACACATCATTCCAACGATTCTGTCTATATCCTGACCGACAAATAATGCATGGTTCTGGAAATTATGCTTTGCATTCGTCATGCTGTTAACAGCTGCTATCAGAGTTGCTCCGGCTCCGCAGGCAGGATCGCAGATGGATATATATCCTTTTTCCTCAATCTGCCTGTCCACATCTCCCACCGTTATCTCCGACATCATTTTGCAGATGTTATACGGAGTGAAGAACTGTCCTTTCCAATGATTCCCAAGCTCCAGTTCCATGTATAACTCTCCCAGAAAGTCCTGCTCCGGATTCCTCTCAAGTGCTTCTACAACAATCGCAAAACACTTTGCAGGTTTGTCCACTCCTCCGAGACGTTCGATACAATGTGCATATTCCTTTTCCCTGTTGCTGAACCTCGGTTCAGATCTGTCTACTGCATTTGCAATACTGCAAGCCATTGTGCTTATCAAATCCGACCACACTTGCCATCCGCTCCTGCTGTAGCACATCTCATTAAATACTTTTATGAACTCTTTTTTCGTTCCCTGTATTTCGCCGGTCATTGTCATCTCAATCCCTTCTCTCTCATCAGCCTGTCAATGAACTCCGGTGAGGATGGACGGAATGGTTCTTCGGTTTTCTGCTCGATCTTCGGCTTTTCCGGAACTTTCTCTTCAATCATGCCTATGTATTCCCGCTTCTTTTCCAACACCGCCGCAGGTACCATGGCTTTATTTACCGCACGTTCCACAATCGCATCATATATCTTGAAGAAGTGAGCTCTGTTTGCTACTGGGTTATCTCCGTAGCACAATTCCCGAAACCCTATTCTCTCAACGGCCTGCTTCGTTGGTCCAGAAAGGCTTTCCATAGCCTCATCAGATCTGTAATACCCATATTTCTGAATCGCCTTCTGGACATCTTCCCAGGCCTCCCCGGCGTCTTTTAACTGTGGTGCTGTGTATTCAGCACATTTCGCTCTTATCTCGGAAATCTGCGGCGGGTAAGTATGTGTTGCTATCAATTCCTGAAGTGCTGTCTCACACAACCTGTAATCAAGATCTCCGAGCATCGTGTACCACAGCTTTATGCTGTATTTGTCAGGCATGATGTTAAAAGACGGATATGCACTTTTGATAATCGCTCTGATGATATCGAATTGTTCTGCTGTCAATCATTCCACCCCGCAGTCGATTCCATATACTGTTCTGTTCCAATGTTCCGGTTTCCACCGGGCTGAGGTCTGTATGCAGGCGCCTTATCCTGTGCCCTGCTCAGCCACCCGGTAATAAATCTTTTGATTCCTCTTGCGGTCTTTCTGTTTCTCGGATTGCTATCAAGCCATCCAAACATTTTTCTAAATTCCTGTTCCACATCAATCGCCGGATATAACTGTCGGAGAGAATTCAAATAGTCAAAAGTGACATCGAAAGAACCGGATCCGGTAACAAGGGGTAAGGATATGAACACCTTCTGCTCGGAGGTTTTTACCTCCGGGCATAATGTATTTATATCTTTCTCTTTATCTATCTCTATCTCTTTCTCTTTCTCTACGTTCCCGTTTTGTTCCAATGTGTTGCAAGGTGTTGCATTGATGTTGCATTGCAACGCTTTTCTCTCTCTGCACTGTCTTGAACGCTGTGTACTCGCCGCCTCTGAACCCACCATTTTATCGCATTCCGTTAGGCGATACTCCGTTTCATCAACCAACTCTATTAACCCCTGTGCAAGCAGGAATCTGACGGTCACATTTACGTTTTCAGCTTCTTCATCCAGTTCCAGGGCGAGTTCTTCGTAGAAGTCATCTTCCACTCCCTCAAAGTAAAGACGGCCGTCCTGCTTCATGGCGATAAGCAGCATTTTCAGATAAATGATTGTATAAGTATCTCCACCGGCGATCTTGCGGAGTTTTTTTATTGGCTTCTGCCGGAAGAAGTCATCCGGCAGCTTTAACCAATAGTATCGTTTTCCCATATAGGTGCCTCCTAGTAAATTACTTTAGAGCCCTCTTCCGTTTTGATAACGGTCACACTCTGATTGAATCGTGCTTTCATGGCGTCATCATGTGTGATTGCCATTACTTTTACATCCGGATACCGCTGGCGAATTGCCTCAAGGGAATCCACATAAGCCTGTGTTCCGTCATCATCAAGGAATGGAGGCTCATCAATGAACAACATTCCAAGCTGGATACCGGCGGCTGTGGCCTTAATTTCAGACAATGCAAGGATAACAGCCAATGACGCTTTTACTTTCTCGCCTCCGCTCTTGGATGCGTATGGAAGGGTTGTCTTGCCATACTCCTCAATCAGTACATCCAGTGTAGCCTTGTCACCGTCTTTTCCTTTTACCGTTCGCTCCATCACGAAATCAACACCCATTGTTCCTCCGGTCATCTGGCCAAGGATATTGTTTGCCGTGTCCGTGATATGAGGGATGATGTTCCGGATAATCTGATGAGGAACGCCGTCCTGTGAGAACGCCTGCTTTAAAACGTCATATCTCGTTGTGATAAGGGCACATACTTCAATATCTTTTTTCAGTTCGGAAATCTCCTCTTTCATGGACTTAACATCTTCCGCCTTCTGGATAAGTGCTCCTTTCTGCACCTGCAAATCCTGAAGATTTTTCTTTTCAGTTTCCATTCTTGCCTCAAGATCAGAAACTTTGGATTCCATACCGGAATCAAAACTTTCCATAAGTTCAGATGCCGAAATCATATCAGCCACCATAACGATCAGCTCTTCATCTTTCTTTTCAAGCTGCTTTTCCTGCATAGCCATATTTTCCCTGGCATTTTTCACTCTTTCCTCATATACCGGAAGGGACTTCTCCTGTTCCGCATATACTTTCAGTCCGTCAGCCTTTTCTTTGACCTGTTCGTATAAATTAACTTTTTCCGAAAGGTTATTAACTTTTTCCGTTATCTCCTGGGCCTGTAATTTGACCTCAGAGGCGTTTTCAGAACATGAGGCGATAGTTTTATCGTTTGACTCTTTTTCAGCCTCAAGACGGGCACGTTTGAGCCTGCTTTCTTCAATCCTCTGTTTCTTTGCCTGATATACTTCCAGTTCTGCAATCCGTTCTCTGATGGACGTCTCCTTTTCTTTTGAATATCCGATGTTCTGCAGCTCCTCCTGCTTAGATCGGAAGAGCGTCGTGTA